CATTATGCTAGGTCTCCTAAAGTGTTAGAGTAGAAGTATCCATCTTCCAACGAATTAGCAGTGATAATCCAACGTGATATTCTGTATAGACCAGCGGTAGAAGTTGTGCCGTTAGTTCCAGTAAAAACTCCGCATGTTCTGTTTCTTCCATCATTATCGGCATTAGTGCTGACACTGATATTGTATGTTACGTTACCCATGTTGCTCGCAATATTTACCGTCCCATTTCCTGTTCCATTATCTGTCCAGCTAGTCGTATTGAACGAATCAATAATAGCACTTGTTCCTGTATCGTTTACATAAGACCATTGCTTCGCACTACCATTCACAACATACTGCGTATCAAGTGAGCCAGCGGTGGAGTGTTCTAGCGTATCTGCTTTTATTTTTCCAAGGGCCATTATGCTATCCTCACTACTGATAAATAAGTTGCAGTTGCAGACAAGGTTATATCTATTGTATTGTCTAAAATGTTCTTCTTAATATCAAAGTTTACACCACTAGCGGTATCAGCTTCCCCTACCAAACGGACTTTTGTAGTTCCTGTTGTAGCTTTGTAGATATACGTTCCACTTATAGCTTCAGAGCCTTGTGTTTCACCTGTATTATCCTGTACTCTAAAGCCATTGCCAAACAAAGCTGTATAGTTACTACCGTCAGTAGCGACTTCAACTTGAGCCGCAACATCCTTGAGTGTTTCTGTATTGATATTACTGGTACTACCTAAAGCAATGCTAAAGGAAATTAAGTAAACACCATCACTGCTATCTAAAAGATAAGCATCATTTGAACTATCAAAGTTAGATTTAGTATCGTATTGAACTGTGCCTTTAGCACCGAAATCAACAACTGTTGCGGTGTTGTCTGAATTACCGTTTTGAGAAGTTGTTAGATTAACTTGAAAGTATTCTTTAGCTGTCTCTATAACATTACCGCATATAATCTGACTCATGCTAGGTCTCCAAATGCTGCGCCATTACATTCTCTATCTACAGCACTACCGTTTTGGTCATGTGCGCGAATACTTAGGACAGTGGCGGTTGTAGCAGCGCCAGCGTAACGCCCGAAACCCGTGCCACCGCCTGTCATAATAGCCAACCCAGAATCATCCATTTGATTTGCAAAAGCACTACTTACATTCACAAGATATACTCCTGTGCCGCCATCTGTTGTGCTGGCAACATTCAAACTTTGTCGAATGGCAGCATCTGAGCCGCTAATTCCGTACTGCATTTTTGCTGCAACTTGTTTAGTCAGCGTAGCCACACCGCCACCTGTACTCTGAATGGTATCTGCTTTTAAGGTACTCATATCGTCACCAACGTCCCACCGCTTTCCACGGTTAATGTAACACCAGAAGCCACAGTAAATGGCCCAGTTACGTTGGCATTCTCTGTGCCTAGTATAGTGATGTTAGATGTAAGTGATTGTGCGTTGGTGCGAAACAAGCCACCGCCCTTGAAGTTACCCTTGTTCTCAGCGGCAGGAGTAATGGTGCCAGCTTGAGGTGCAAGGTAATTAACAAAGATATTGCCAGTGCCACTAGAAGGTGCGGCAGTGAATGTTAAGGTAGTTCCATCAGGAATAGTGTAAGCTGCAGTATCCTGCACAACACCATCAACCGATACAAGTACATCTTGTACAGAGGATACTGTAGTGGTTAGTGTAAATGTAGTATCACTACCGTCACCATTAAAGCGTTGTACAGCTTTAGTAGCTTGATAGGAACCGGGAACTTTCTGACCAATATACGGCATGTTCTATTCCTTATGCGCTAATAGTATCAACTACAGATACCCAAACATCTGCGCTACTTGCGGTATCACTTTGTACTTTAAGTACATCACTTGCTTGCATTACAACCTTTGCACCGCCATCTAGTACCTGTAAAGCAGAACCTACAGGAATAGGTGCATCCTTAATGATGTAGTAATCGTTAGACCCATCATTAATAAATACATCCATTAGAATTTGTGTGGTTGTAACATTAGCAATATTGATACCGATAAGAGCATCATCGGAGTTAGCTGTACGCATAGTTACTGCGCTTGTACCAACATTCCTTGCAATGTTTCTTTCAAAATCTTGTGCCATATTATCTCCTAATGTAATTAAGTATAATTATACCATACTTTTATAGCTTTGTCAAGCCCTATAATGCAATCGCCATCGCCACTGCGAAGCCAGCAGTTGCACCTGCTGATGGTAGGTTAGTTAGTTGTGAGCCATCTACTGCTGGTAGTCTAGCAGAACCATCGAGCTGTACTGCGTTATTAGCAGATGTACCTGCTGTCAGTACTGCGGCAGAGCCTAGTCCTAGTGATGTACGTGCTGTACCTTCAGTTTCAAGTACAAAGTTAGAACCATCACCTACAATGAAGCCACCGTTAGTTACTGCTAAACCAGCAACATCTTGTAACTGTGCATCTAGTCTTGCGTTAGCTACTGTGCCAGTAAGCTGTGCTGCATCAATGCTTTTGTTTGTAAGAGTTTGTGTACCTGATAAAGTAGCTACAGTAGCGTCAATAGTAATCTCGTCAGCATTTGCTGTGATACCTGTACCACCAATAACATTAAGTGTGACATCACCAGATGTACCACCACCAGTCATACCCGTACCAGCAACTACAGAAGTAATATCACCTGTTGGTATAGTAGCTACTTGTGTATCTACATATGCTTTAATTGATTGCTGCGTTGCTAAGTGTGTAGCACTATTAGATGACATATTGTCTTCATCTTTAATAGATGTACCACTTATTGTACCATTTAATACAGCACTTGTTAAAGTCTTGTTTGTTAGTGTTTGTGTACCATTTAGAGTTACGTCACCACCCGGAACACCTGCGACTTCGGCATCTACGTAGGCTTTGATTGACTGCTGTGAGGCTACCTTAGTAGCACTATTAGAAGCCATGTTATCTTCGTCTAAGAAGGCTGTACCACTTATGCCTGTATTTAGTATAGGACTGGTAAGGGTTTTGTTAGTTAGAGTCTGTGACCCTGTTAGAGTGGCTACAGTGCTGTCAATAGCAAAAGTAACAGTCTGAGAAGAACCTGTAGTATCAATACCAGTACCGCCTGTAAAGGTAAGAGACTGACTATCTAAGTCTACATTCTGTGCGCCACCGCTATCACCTGCAAAGTCTAAGTCCTGTGCAGTTACCTGACTATCTACATATGCCTTAATAGACTGTTGTGTAGCAAGTTTAGTGGCACTGTTAGAAGACATATCATCTTCATCTTTAATGCCTGTTACAGTAGCACCATCACCTGCAATGTTAATACTAGTGTTAGCAATAACAGTTGTACCTGTAACAGCGGCAGCAGTGCTACCACCAATTACTGTACCATCTACTGTTCCACCATTAATGTCTGCTGTATCTGCTACAAGTGCATCAATGTTTGCTGTACCATCAAGATACAAGTCTTTCCACTCTGCACCAGTACTACCAATGTCACGAGTATTGTCAGCGTCTGGAATTAAGTCTGCACCAAGTGTACCAGATACAATTACATTACCAGATAGTGTCATAGTACCTGCAATGTTAGCGGCACCAGCTACGTGTAAATCTTTAAACTTCTTAGAACTAGAACCTAAGTCAATATCGTTATTAGTTGTTGGTTCAATTACACCATCTTTAACAACTAACTGTTCTGTACTAGAACCAGCTACATCAATATTAAATTCTACTTGGTTATTAGTATCATCTACAACAACCTTGTTCAATGGCGTAGTAACACCGGGGTCTCCAATCAAACCAATGACTGGACCTTCAGCGGCTGTACCATCGTGTTTATGACCTGACGTGTTTACAAATGCAGCTAGTAGCTGATTGTATTCGTTATTACTGTCGGCTGCTTCAATAATATCACCGTCAGCATAACTGGATTGTCTGGTATAACCTGCCATTTATTATCTCCTTGCGTCAGCCTGAAACTCTAGCTGAAATCCTTTTAATGAATATGGGGCTGATGTGCCTCTATCGTTAACTCGTAATGCTATAGCAAAACCAGAGCCTTCAATTGGCTGTCGTATGAGTGGGTTAGACTGTCCACCATATGTTGCTACGCCGTATGAAGAAGAGCCATATATGGCTACAGAAGTAGTAGTGTCAAACGGATAAGCTGCTGGACGCGCTACATTAGGTGACTCATAGTCATATCTTACAAATAAATCTGCACTAACGGCTGCTTCCGGTGCGTAGTTAATAATAACCCTGTCAAATGATTTGCGTATACCCGCATCACCCATAGTTAAATCAGGTGAACGGTACTTACCTGTAACAACATTACCATCAAAGTCATTGCCTTGTTCTTGACGATATATATAACCATCAAAGTCACCATGAATAACAATACTAGAACCAGCAACAACTACATTATCTGTACTGCTAGAGCGTATACCTTTAATGTCCGCAAACTCATAAACGTCCCCCTTACGTACGCAGATTACTCCTGTTGTAGTAGAGCGTGGCGTATTCGCATTAGAAAAGAATATACGGTACTGCGTCTTGTCGGGTATAACTACACTATCAAATTCATCTACGTCAGATAGTCCTTCAAATCTTTCTTGTACAGCACGACTAATTGTTCCAAGTTCTACATCACCAATCTTTGCAGTACCAGCAACAGTACGTAATCCATCAGGACCAAGGAATACAATGTCACCTGCAAATTCTTGAATGGTAAATCCGTTAAGGCATCCTATCTCTCTGGTAACAGGTTGTAGCTGAAAGTCTGCAATGCTACTACCAACCAGTTTAAAAATTCTTTCTTCACAAAAGATAAATAACTGGTCACGAAAAGGAAACAAACCTGTTATATTACTGTCTACCGATATAGAACCAGCACCATTAGCTGTACTAAAATCTGTGTCTGTGTATGGTGCGGTAAATACTAACTCCTGTGGAGTAGAAGACATACCAGCAAAGAACAACGCATTTTTAAAACCAGTTACAAACTTAGGATTAGATGGTGCGCCTGTACCATTAATATCTGTAATAGTACTGTTGTCATACTTAGATGCATGATTAGCACCATCAGCCCATACTATAAATTCTGTACCTGCTAGGGTGTACCTAAAGAATGTATATCTACCTGCGCCTGTTCTACCTGCATCAATCTCTGACCAAGCACCACTACCTGTTGCACCCTTATGTATCTTACGCCCACGTGCTGCAAGGATGTTACCTTTAAAGTATGCAGACATTAATATAGACTCACTAGCACTCTGGTCTTGTGGAACAATATTAGTATTCCACTTTGAATATCCTGAGATACGTCTGTACCCACCTGTAGTGGCTGGTTCAAAGTTCTCTAGTTCAAGTGCCATCCCCGGTTGCATTGCAAAGGTTGATTGGTCAAGAACTAGACCACCTTGACACGCAAACACAAAAGGATTAAGGCCAGATTCATCTGCCATTTAAACCTCTAAAATCCACCCGCACCAGCACCATACTTTTGTGAGTAGGGAATATATGTAGACCTAACATAATCAGCGCGATTAAGTAGGATTGTTTGCATCTGCTTGATGCCTTCTTCAAATCGAGAAAAGTTAATTCCATACTGCTGTGCTTCACCACGGTACTGATAAGCATATGCAGTAGCACCATCAACAATTACTTGTCTGTACTGTTCTGGTACTAGCGGTACATCCCCATGTGCAGATAAAGCTGTAGGTTTTTTATAGTATTCAAACTTTAAAGTATATGCCTTATTAGGATAAGGGTACATACCATAATTATTATCTGGTGAACGAAATACGTAATTAGGAACCGCACCCACATTCGATGTAGTCTCTTGTTCAATATATTTTTGAGTGTATTCTTTATAGTCTAAAATCCGTAAGGTAATACCCGCTACCGCAAGGGCATCGTCTTTACTAATTCTAAAAGTATCGTAGTCTACTGATTGTGCATCTGTAGGAATAGTGTATCTTGTTTGTCCTGCTACCAATACTTGCGTAGTAGTAGAATGAGTAAAGGGCCAACCAAATTCACGTTGATTAATATAATTTATAGAGTCATTTACGGCATTCTTGCACTGCACCTGAAAGCCACGAGCAGCAGTGAAGTTAGCAGATGTTAGCGCTACTTCATTCATACGTGCTATGACTTCGTTAGTAATGTCAAGATAGGTATATGCCATTTTATATCCTTAATAAAGAAGAAGTAAAGGGGCAAGTTGCCCTGCCCCAATACTATGTTATTTAAGCAAAGTCACGTGCTACTTCTTGAGCAGTCAAATCACCTTCATCATTACAATCCATGATGACAGCCCAGATACGGAGTTTACCCGTAGTCACTGCGCCACCTGAAAGTGTAACAAGTTTAAGGTCGATGTTATCATCAGCAACAACCATTCGTGGAGAATAAGCTGCTGGATTCTGTGCTACAACACCTGCTGCTGAAGTTCCATCAAAACCATCGATGAAATCTTCTGGAGCAATCATGCCGAGGTCTACAGTAAGAGTAGAACCATCGGAAGCAGTATCAACTTGGATACCTGCATTCATCACCATCATTCCCTTTTTAACAGCAATTACTGGAATGACATCACCAGCGGCAAGTGCGCCACCTTTGTCAGACAGTGCTGTTGCAAAGTTAAATGTAGTTTGAACCATGTATGGGTTGCGACCACGCTGCGAGTTGCCACGTGCCGCTTGGAGTGTATTATCACCTAATGCCATAATCTAATCTCCTCTACAGCAAGCAGTATTTAGCGTTAACAAGCGCTTCAGGACGAAGAATCTTGCG